ATCTGGAGCCAGAGTGGGCAGCGCCGATCATAAGCTATGTGATGCACCCAGAGATAATGGGTGCGACTGTGGTCAAGTCTAGTCAAAATGCTCACGCGCTTGAGCGTACCACGCTAATGTACAAATACATGAATGAAAGACGCAAACGCAAAGGCATGAAATTGCTGTAGCCAATATTTTTAAAACATCACGATTGACATTAGAAGTCATCGCAAATAAACCTTAGCAGGAAGGTATTTCTGTTGAGGTTTTTTTATGTCGCTACCACCGCCCATCAAATGGGCCGCTGACAAGCACTATTTTCATCACAGCAATCCGGCATCACGTCCAATTTGCCGGACATTGTTTGAAAAGTGTGTGATCCGTCCCAAGCTGTCCCAGGCTTGGCAAGTGGTAAAGGGCGATAAAGTCGGCGACGTTCAGGCCGCAAAAGCTACAATAACCCTATACAAAGATGACAACGCCAACATGCTGGCAGGGCGTGTGGTGCAAGACTGCGCCAACCTCCATTTGATTGAAGGCCACACCATTGAGGCTGTCATCCGGCAAGGTTTGAGCCGCCTTGATGAATACCAGCCGCGCAGTTGGGATGACGGCAAGGATGAGCGCAAGCTGGCGGTCAACCGCGCAGAGTTTCCTGACGTGCTGACCAATGCCATTGAAGGCGTGAAAGAAGCACATGCCCACTACGGTCTGAACCGCATCGACGGTGAATCTGAAATCTTTACCAAATTGTCTGGGCTTGAACTGCCCTACTCCGGCTTTCCAGATTTTTCACGCCGCATCGAACTCAAAACCAAATGGTCTAGCGCTGCTGCCAACACCAAGTCTGGCAAGCGTGCTGCCAGCCTGCCCACACAGCCCGACTGGTCACATACTTGCCAGGTCGCAGGCTACTGGGCTGGCACCGGCCTGATGCAGACCATCGTCTATGCCAACGCCAAAGATTACCGCGTGATGCACGCTGACAACAGCGACAGGCTGACGAATGACGGGCTGCAAGCTGCCCTGAACCACATCACAGCCAAATGCGCGATACGAGAAAACATCCTGAAATCTGCTGATTCGGTGGAGCAAATGCTGCGCCTCGTCGAACCAGATTTCGCACATCTTTGGGCGTGGGATTTGCGCCCAGAGGTTCTAAACGAGGCAAAAAAACTATGGGGATTCAAATGAGACGAAACCTGTTGTGGCTCCACGTTGATGAAGCTGGCCGACCATTGCGCCCATACAGCGTGTGGCGTGAGGCTTTCCGTGTGTGCGGCCTGATCATTGGCGCATTGTTTGGTGTCTTCAGCCTGTGGTGCGCCCTGGTGCTGCTAGACCTGGTGATGTCATGAACGCGCAGCCCACACTGTTTGAGGCCATGCAGGCACCGCGTAATCAGCGTGAAGCACGGTTTTTGGCGTTCCACGAGGCGAACCCTGTTGTGTACCAGCTTTGGGATCGCTTCACCCGCGAGGCGATTGCCAAGGGCCACAAGCGCGTTGGCTCACAGATGATCATGGAACGCATCCGGTGGGAAACCACAATCAACATCATTGACGCTAGGCCAGATGGTGAAGCGCTCAAGATCAATGATCATCACAAGCCATACTATGCGCGGCTGTGGATGAAGAACAATCCGGCCCATGAAGGGCTGTTCAACACTAGATCAGTTGAGGGTGACAATGAGTGATCAGGCAAAGATCAACGCAGCAATCAATGCCGCTATGGGACAAATACAGAAGCTGGCCAAGGATGACCGCAACCAGCATGGCAACTACAGCTTTGCGTCTGTGGATGCGTTCTTGGATATGTGCCGCCCGATCTGCGCTGAACACGGGCTGCACCCACAAGTCGATAGTGTTGGCACTGAAACATTCAGCGCAGGAAATGCAAAACTGTGGGCCAAATTTAGCTACAAGATCGCAATGGGTCATGTGTCGGGCGAAAAGACCGATCCTGTCGGCATGGATGTTATGTTGCCCCTGACGGGCGCACAGACCAGCGGCAGCGCCCAGTCTTATGCCGTCAAGCAATATCTGCGTGCGCTGCTGCTTATCTCCACAGGTGAGCGTGATGACCCTGACTTCCACAAGTCGGCACCCCGTGACGGCGTGGATGTTGATGATGACGCGCCAGCCGCCGATTACGATCTGGCCGCGCTTGAAACCAAGATTCAATCATTCAAATCACTCACTGGGCTTAACGCTTGGATTGGTGAAATGAACCCTGTGCTGACTGCAATGCACAACAACAAACCTGACGACTACAACCGCTTCTATGCGTTCTGGAAAAAACAAGAGAAGGACATCCAAAATGGCACAACCTGAATACAAAGCAGGCAAAATTCAGTTGGTGCGAGGCGTTGATATTGATGACAATTTGAGCATCAGCTTTTGGTTCAACATCAGTGACCCTGATCTGAAGGCACGTCTGGACGCCTATTATCAAGCCACCAAGGACGATTTCAAGCAGCAGCCTGGTCTGGAGATACAGGTAAAGATCGGTGACACATTCCATCGTGTGGCCAGATCACGGCTCTGGCTGAATGACGGTGCTCCGCGGCAACAAGCTGCTGTGCCTGCCCCTGTCTATGCACCGCCGCCACCACCGCCACCACCGGCACCGCCGCCGCATACAAGCGTGCCAGATGCACCGCCGCCACCGGCTGGCTATGAGGAAACTAAGAATGGCTACTAGCGCTCTACTGACGGTCAGAGAGGCGTGTGATGCACTATTCGGTGAAGGCTACAGCGAGGCCAGCCGGAAGCGCGTCAGGCGCTGGATACAAGACGGCCAGATCAAGGCCATTCAAGACGGTTCACGGTGGTTCATACCGCGTTCTGAAATTGTTAAATTAGGTGGGATTGATGAACAAACACAAAGCAGCATGGACGCCTGAGAAGCGTGCCGCGCAGAGTAAAAGGATGAAACGCATATGGGCAGCAAGACGCCAGAAGGTGAGCATTGAACCGCCACCCAGGAACTGGGTGCAAAGAATCTGGGATGTGATGAGAGGGGCGCGCTAGCGCCCCTTTCTTTTATCCGAATATTGCACTGGCAGCCGCAGACCGCGCCTTTTCTTGCTTTGCCTCATTCTTGGAATAGTGACCATACTGGCGATATGTAAATGACGGATTGCTGTGGCCCATCAAAGCTGCAACCTCTGCCCAATCCTCACCCAAGGCAGACAGTTGGACACTTGCAAAAAAGTGTCTCATGTCACCCCAGACCATGCGCTCGATACCGGCACGCTTTGATGCGCGTTCAATCAATTCACGCAGTGTCTTTTTTTGCTTTGGCAATCCAGCGGCTGTGGCGAACACCAGATCGTCATCGCTCGTATGGCGGCTTTGCATCTTTAGTTCACGCAGTAATTGCATTGTCTCGCTTGGCACAGGAATCGTGCGAAACCCGCGCTTTGTTTTTGGCTCACCAATAACACTGCTTTCTGTTTTGACAGCCTGTTCAATCCTAATCGCGCTTTCTTTAAAATCTACACAACGCCACGGCAGCGCACGCAGTTCACCCTGACGTATACCAGACGACAATGCTGTCAACACCATAGCGCGGCTTGTCAATGTTTCACCATCCAAGCCCTTTGTCACAAGTTGCTGAACAGTACCAGGCTGAATCTTTGGCGCACGATCTGCAATGTCTGTCGCCAGCCCAAAAGACACTTTGTCTAACGGATTAAGATCAACCCATCCCTTCGCTTGACAGTAGTTGAAAAATGACTTGAGCGCCTTGATACGCTGTTCCGCAAGCGATTTGCTTTTGCCTTCAGCTTTTATCTCGCGCTTAAAAGTCGCCGCCAATTCATCTTTGTTGGCCTTTGTGACCAGCTTGTCCAAAGCATGCTTGCCAAACATCTTGCCATCAATACGGATGGCCAAGGAGAAATCTATTGAACGCTTTACACCCTTGTAATGTGAAAGGCTGATTTCTTCATCATCAACACGGCGCGTCTGTGATTCTAAAAATGCAGCAGCAGCGTCAGCGCATTTTGATATCTGCAACGGCTGGGCAATCATGCCAGTTAAAAATCTGGCCTTCAGCATTTCCGCTTCTGCAAGAGCCGCATCCCTCGTTGCAAAATTTCCATGGTTGACACTTAAGCCCACACGGGATGCGTTGATTACATAGTGGCCACGCTTTTCCCAAAACTTTACCGATAAATCCTTCATTGCCTTGCTCCCATTTGATATCTCAATGAGAGTATATTGACATAAAAAGTCAAACCCTGCAAACAAAACTATAACAAACCTATAACAAAACAAAAAAACAGCCCCCAGCCGTTCACGGCCGAGGGACTGTATTTGAGGCTATACTTGGGTTTGGGGTGGTGGAGCCAGACGGGATCGAACCGACGACCTCCTGCTTGCAAAGCACGATTTTAGCGGTTTTTGAACAACAAAATCGGCTGTTTCTGGGGCATTTTGGGATATGCTGGCAGGCGTTGGTAAGCACAAACCTATAACAAAACTATAACAAATTATGCCCTTGCTTTACGCCTTTTTGCGAACGTCGCCACGTTGGTCGGCTTGCCACCCACACCCTGCTTTTTAGACCGCTTGCGTGACACAGCAGACTTGATCTGCGACTTGCTCATGCGCCCTGCTTTTGCGCTTGGAACGCATTTTGGATAGCCACGCTTGTTACGCTCTGAAGAGGTGCGGCCACACTTCTTGTAGCCGCCACCCTTTTTTGGTGCGCTGATATCAACCCAGTCTTCTTTGAACCATTTGGTCAGGCTCATGTCGGTTTCTTGCCCCTATATTTACCGCCGCGCTTTTTGTACTCCCGAACGATCCAGGCTGATGAATATGCGCTGGGTGTTACCTTGAACTTACGTTTTGCCGCCGCCTTTACGCGCTTGTAAAGTTCAGGGTTTGTCGGTGTCGGCCCACTGGTGACAACCTTCTTTTTGGCCGGTGCCATCAGACGTAGGTTCGACGCATGCGACGGCGTGGTGCCATCTTCTTCTTTGCAGCCGCCCTTGTCGGTTTGCGCTTTGGCATCATCTTTGGCTTTTTCATATTTCCTGGCATTGCTTTCACCTTCCTTTTTTACGCATCGCCGCCCGATGCGCTTCTGTAAATGTCTTGCCGCCGCGCATCAGCTTACGCATCTCTGTCATGTGCTTGGCGGTGTGATTGGCGCTATGGCGCTTCAGCGCGGCCTGCTGCCGTGCCGTCAATTTCTTCATCTTCATGGATTATCTCCGTGACTTTTTACCGGCGCATTTCCAGCGCTTGCGTGACAGGCGCAATGGGCTGTTAGGATTGCGTGCAGCTTTCGGATGCTTCTTCATCTGACCGGCTGATCGGGCGCAATAGCTGTCACCCTTCGATGTGCCAGGGCGCACCCGTGGGCCACCACCCTTTGCCTTGCCAGCTTGTCCGTAAGACACTCGTTTGCCTGTGGCAGTGACCTTGACCTTGGCCTTGCCCTTGGCTGGCGCTTTTCTAGCCATCAGCCAGCGCTCTCATGCGCTTTACCAGTCGATCTGCGCGGTTGGTCACTTGCCCATACCACTTGGAATCAACCATCTCATCTGCCGCGCGATTCCAGTCTTTTGCATAAATACCAGATTTCATGCCAACAAACTTGGACAGACGCGGCCTGCCCATATTGAACATCATGTTTGCTAAAATGCGCTGACAGTCTTCTGGCAGATCATCAAAGTTCTCATACAAGATGCGGCACTCTCTCAGCGTAATCGCGATATCGTCTTCAAACACCTGATTGACGCGATCCTCGCTGACGGGTGTGCCAACAGGCTGACCATACTCTGGATCATCTTCTGTAATCAGATGACCGATTCCGTGCGTAGGCAGCGACAGGTGATCTAAATATATTTCATACTTGCAGCCCTCATCAGCCGCTATCTCTTCACGCAGCGCATCAATGTTCATGCCCGCCTCGTTTTCTTTTTTTTCTTCTTCTTGTTTAAGGCTGTGAAATCAGCGCGGGTGATTTTGGTGCGCGGCTTGGCAGCAGCAGCTAATTTTTTCTGCTTCGGAGAATACTTGCTAAATGGCATCACTTCTTACCTTTCACCTTGCCGACAACACCCTCAAGCATCCCGCCGCCAAAGTAGAAGGCCAGAATGGTCAGCATTGCCTCGCCCACATAAAAGTCATCAATCACTTGTTTGACATCAGAGATGTTTGTTTCGCCCATCAGGGTCATCACCAACACCAGCGCAAACGACGCCAAGAACGTGGCTGTGAACATTAGGGCTAGATACCGCTGGGCCACCTTGAAGGGTGCGTATGCGGCCATCGTGTCAATCTTTGCCTGCGCCTTAATGCGCTCCATTTCTTCATCAGAACTGTGGACATCATCTATCAAGTCCATGCCCTTCTTGATCACATCCCCGTTGCCCAGGATGCTTGCCAAAACTCCAAGCATTATTTTTTATCCCCCATTTGCGTGAAGCCCATATAGGCGCCCACCACCCCGCTGAGTGAGAGGTAAAGCAACGGGCTAATTTCTTTGAGTAGGGCTATCCGGGCGTCTGGTATGAACGGCATAAACAGCAGGACTGTATAGACGCCCATGCCTATGAGCGCGTAGCGTGCTAGGCGTAGCTGCGCCAAGTGCTTGCGGCTCTTGTCTTCTGTCTCACGGATTTCACGGGCGCGTTCAATTTCTGCGTCAGTGACCACGCCATCATTGTCAAGATCGTAGCGCTCAAACTCGCTCGACCTCTCTAGCTTTTTCTGGGCCACTAAGGTACGTTTCTGCCCATCAACTCAAGAGCCACATCGCCAGCACCTACGCTTGACGACATGGTGCCACCGCCAGCGGCTGCAACTTGCGGATTTACAATCAGTCTTGTAAGGCGCGGCAATACAGAAGGTGCGTGTTTTCTCAAGACAGCTTTGATGCCCTTGCCTTGCAAATCACGTTGAATGGCCTGCAAGTCTGCTTCGCCTGTTGCTGTCAACATTGATGAAAGTTGGTTTGCTACTTCGCGCAGTTGTGCGTCTTCCAGTCCTTTGAAATCTGCACTGATTGAGCGACGCACTAAATCTGTCAGGCCCGTTGCTGGATCGCGTGCCGCGCCTTCTTTCAATCGACTGACAAACTCCCCACGCTGTGCTGTCTGACTGCCACCTAAGATGCTGCGTGATGTGTCACGCATAATAATTTCATCATTGAGCCGATTCAGAAACTTGTCGGCAGCAACCTTGCCCTCTTCAGTCTGTGGAAAGGTCAAGCGCAATAATCTTTGCCGCATTGGACTTCGTACCAAACGCTGCGCCGCTGTG